ATTGTGAGTGTGTCAATCTAACGTTGTAACACTCGGTAATAACATTGTATCAACGTCGAATTTCGTATATCACGAATTGCATCGGTTAGTGCGAGCCTTGCGTAAAGAGGAGTCTTCCGACTTAGTTAGGATATTGTTTCGTAAGAATCATCTGATGGAAAATTTTGAGGTTACTTTAACTAATGCGGACTGTGATCATAAAGTGGATTGTCGTTGTAAGTTGCATGTAAAGGGGCGATCCCACCTGACAAGTGGATTCGAATTTGAGTCGGGTGATGGGAGTCGTGCAGAGCAGACTCAAGAACTTGTTCGTGCACTTAAGTCTACGATGAAATGTACTGAATCTGGTATAGAAGTAGTGCATGATAGTGAGGTTGCACTGTTATCTAACTCTTTGGAGAAGGATGGAAATATTAAGCTCATCCCTAGTCCCATGGAAAAAAGCAATTTTCCTTCATCTGAGATGTTATTGTCATTAGTTCCGGAGATAAGTGATGCACTGAAGGATACGGATATTGAGTATTTTGAATTGCGTTTCCCTTTTATCTCCGTTACGCGAATGGAGATGGAGCGTTGGGTGTGGTATGATGGCCCACCAATGCGAGCTTTAGAGATACTTGGTCCTACAGAAGATATGCCAGGACCCATTGAAGAGGAGAGGACCTGGACTTATGAAGTTCCTCCATTGTGGTCGATGATATTGAGGCGAGAGTCGCGTTGGCGTCAAGCTTTTGGTAAGATAAATAATCGACCGGTTTTCACCTATGCAAAAAGTAATCTTTATCCGTTGAAGTATTTGAATGTTGTTTTACAGCAGAATAAGAAATCTCACTTAATTAATGCGAAGGGAAAGATTGTTTTACGAAATCTTTCGGCTACGATGTCCCACTTGTATCGGTTATTAGGTGTTCGTGTTTTTGAGAAGATATCTTCAAAAATTTCGATTGAGGACGATTTATTAGGCATGTACCTGGGTTCCGCAGGTGGTGCCAATAAGGGTCGCGTGAAGGAATTGCGAACTGCGTCGGCAAAGATATTAGTTACTCCCCATGGTAAGAAGTATGAGATGCATGGTTTTGATTTGGATGTGTTTTTGCGTCTAGTTCGGGAGGGGAAGGATATACCGGTTTATTGGGTGATAACGCCAAAAAGTGAAATATTTTACACCTTTGATAAACAGTATTCTGATGACAAGTGGCAAAAGTTTAAGGACAAATGTCGTGTATTTGTTATTCCTTCTTCTAGCTTTGTATTACTGGAGCGATTAGTATCGAAAATTCGTATGTTAAAAGAGCGAGGTCCGTGTATTCGGATTGGACATAAATGGTCGCGGGGTGGAATGGATGCGATTGCGGAATGCCTGGGTATAGGTCTTGAGAATTGTTTTGAAGCTTTGTTATGTG